TACAGAACCGGTCGGTAGTGTCTCTTCATTTACGGCGGCTTCTGGGTCTGCCGATGCCCATGTGTGCTTATTATTCGAAAAAACAAGCATTTTCTCGTTGGCCGCAATAGCGCACGGTGCACGCATGCTTATTTCCTCTGTGTTTTTCGAAATAACTTTATACTCCCAGCTCTTCAAATCTGTAGAAGAAGCCAAAACAACGTTATTACTCTTCGGATTAATCGAATTTACATATCCGTCTATGAGCATATAGTATCGTCCGTTCATATAAACTGTCGGGGAAATTGCATTTGCGCCGTCTGACATATTCGGTATAACTAGTGTCCTCGTTTCAAATGCGAACCCGCTTGCATCTGAACTCTCCGCTACTAAGAGTTCTTTGCCAGTGTTATAAGCTGAAACCTCGCATAGAATCCATCTTCCATTAGCGTGCGAGAAAGATGTCTGCTCCCATTGTGCAATACGTTCAATCTTATTTGATTCAGTCCAGGATGACGGAACATCCGGCGATGTTGTGTGATAAACGATTAAATCGGAATTCCAACTATCGGTTATAACAAAGGCAAATGCCCCGTCGTTTTCTTCAAACCCGTAGATATTGATATAGTTACGTTTAGTGCTCAAGATAACAACAGATGTCCATGTTGTACTCCCTACATTGCAAAATAGTCCTTCGACTTTTGCATTTCCATAATCATCAGCAGTCGGCACTAAAACTACGCACTTTTCTTCCGAACACGCAATATGAAGACGTTCCTGTGACGAAAAGCTCTTATTGACCGTGTATTCCTCTGTCCAATCCCCATCAAGTGTCGGTGCGCTAATAATAGTAACAGGATAGATTTTAGTGTTTGTTGCGGAACTAACCGCCGGTTTTAGATATGCTGCTATCCACCTACCGTCAAAATATACTGGGCGGCTTATAGTCCCTGCAAGTGCAGAAATACCCAAGCTTTTCCCGTCCCATTGCGTACTTGCCGTTCCTCTCAGCAGTTGGCACAGCTGCGGATATTCCGCAAACGTCACCTGGGAGCCGTCGCACGGGAGCCATGCATCGCCCAGGCTGAGTGCTGGGCTGGTCCGAATGGTCCCGATCGGATTGATTCTGTCCGGCATGTGCCGAAGCGCATCGTCCACAAAGGGATTGGAAACCGGAATCCGGAGAAAACGCGCCGTAGAGTCTTGGAGCATTGTGCGCGTATTAAACGGCGTGCCGGTATCGTCCGGATCGTCGGCGCGCGTCATATCGTAAGTATTCGTCTGTCCGGCGACTGGGTCAAGCTTCACCCGCCCCGGAAATTTCGGCGTTCTGTCTTTCATGTGTTCCCCTCCATATCTCCCGCGTATAGTTCTGCGTCGGCGTAGATCCATCCGACCTCTCGGCAATCCAAGACATTATCGACGGCAAGGATCGTCTTTTCGATGTTGTTTGCGCCCTCCCAATCAAGATCATTGCCCGATGCCGGCGGCTGCGGCGCGGCGTTTACGACTGCATCGTGCACGGCGTTTGCAGACTCGATATAAGCGTCCATGACGGCCTTGTCGAGCACTTCGTCCGCGCCGTAATCTTCCCGCACTTCCGCCGGAACGTCGATGCCGTGCGTTCTGAGCCTGTCGCGGATGGTAATCAGCGCCGTTCCCACACGGTTCAGGTCAGACGCTTTGTAAGAGCCTTTCAGCCCTGCTTCAAAGTCGGTCTTTTCCTGCTCTGTGAACTCGCCCCATAACTTTTTATAGAGCCTTTCTGCATAGTCTGCATCGGACTTTGTCCGGTCGGTGATTAAGGTTTTCATAATTCTCATGCAGGAGCCCCCGTTCCGACGATGTCGCACTCAGCCGCCGCGATGCCGCTCAGTTTAATGGTCATGCTCGTTATCGTCCCGGTAATGTGGTCATCCCACGGAGTTGTGGTGTCTACGTAGTCACCGGGAAGCTCCTTGTCCATGACGATCTGAACGCTGTGCGTCTGCCGCCGCATATAATAGTCAAAGACGTGCTGCGTCACCGCTGCAACATTCGTCGAGTTAACAAGCGTCGCGTCCTTGACCTCGATGACGTTTGGCTTTGTGGATGCCGTAATGTTCGGGTTCTGTTTTACCGTGACCGCCGTCGTGTGGAAATACTTTTTCCCGCCGGCTTCAATCGTATCGCTTCCGCTTCCGGACGTGCTGTACGTGTGCGCGGTAACTCTTACCTCTGTCACGATGGCAGACTGGCTGACCTCTCCGCCGACGTAGAGCCGGTTCATAGGAATCTCCGTCGGTGTTTCCTCAGACAGTCTCCATACCTTCACGTTTCCCGTTCCGCTGGTGTCCGCTACAGCCCGAAGCGCAAACACCACCTGCTGCAATGCTTCCCTTCGCGTGCAATCAGGAATGTATCCTGTTAGCTTCTCGGCCTGTAGTTCCTCCGAAAGCTCCAAGACGAAATACCCGCCGAGGATGCTTTCTAAAACCGTTTTCGCGTTGGCATTAGAATAAACAACGGCCGGGAATGGGTCTTCGTCCAAAATTCCCAAAGCGTCAATGCAGGAAACGTTGTATACGTTTTTGCTTACGCGGGTAGATTCGTCGATGTAAAACGTGCCGATTTTCGTCTTTCCGTTGTACGCATAAACGGGCTGCTTCTCTTGGAAAATAAAATCAATATCTTCCATGCTGTCCAGCGTGAAATCCAGCGTGTTAATCGCCAGCTCGTCGGATATGATGTTCAGTTCTTCGGTCGCCTCAACGCTCCGAAGCTCCTGCCGCTCGAACTCTCGAACAATGCCGAAAAGGATAAGGGATACCTTGATCGGTTGGTTTGGCAGATTCGTTTTGTTGAACTGAATCTTGATTTTGTTATACAGTTCCACAGTTTTCTCACAGAAGTAATTTCCGCTGTTCGGGAAGAACTGCTGTGTAGCCAGCTGCGTTGTCCCGTTGTACCACGTGATATTCAGGTCGCTGCAATAATCCCCCGTTTCGCCGTCGAACTTGAAATAGATGCCGAGGGAAGTAAACTGTCCGTCCAGCGTGATTGTGATCGTCGGTGGGGTCGTAAACGTGCAGTCGTCCCCGCTCCGAGTCGTGGACCAGAAGCCAACCGGCTCAGAAGCAGGCTTTACTTTTCGTGTGCCGTTCAGCACCCATTGATTCTGCTCCGTCGTTGCAATTGGTCCCTCGAATGCCCCGAAGGGCAGAAGCGAGGTTTTTGAAATACCCATAGCCTCGCTTGCTGTCACACTCGCAGCCGCCGCAGAACCGACCGCAACGTCTTCATACACAACTTTTACACTCATAGCGGCGTCCTCTTCGGCTTCATTGCGACAAAATTAAATGTAAGGTTGCCCCATTCGTTCTTCTGCCCGTAAGCTGTCAAAAGTTCATCGTCTCCGTTTGCAACATACGCCTCGAAGGTCAATGTCCCTTGTGCATACGGAACGGTGAGGGAATGGCTGTCGACGGGTGCGGAGATTGCTTCGTAGAACCTGTCGTATTCCGCCGGGTCAGTTCCAACCGGGTCAAGCTCTACGCTGTAGTTGTAAAACGTGCCGATGATGTCGCGCACCATCGCGCCGGTCATCACGCGCCCTGCATTATCGCCGTCCAGAACCGCGAAAGAGCGTTTCAGACTGGTTACATGCAGATTCGGATACGCCGTGCCGTCGAGGGTCAAAACACTCGTCATGCCTTCACCCCCGCCAGCCTTACGCCTACACGCTGCGTTTCTTCGTTGTTCGCCTTATAGACAGCCCGCGCAAACTCTCTGCCGTTGAGCTGCAAGATGATCGTCTGCGACCGTCCACCGGATTCGTTCATCGCCTGTTTGAATGCCTGCACCATTGTCTCAAGCGGCGTTTCGATGTTCGTTCCGCTCTTCTGGTCGCCCAGCACCGCCATAAACTCCCGGTTCGGCGGGATGACCGCGCCTTCTGCCAGCCTCGGGAGTGCTACTTTGCTCACCGGTGGGATATTAAAGCCAAACGATTTGCCACCGATAACCGGCACCCAATCCGGAATATCAATGTGAATTTTATTCAAGCAGGAAATGAGGAAATTAATTCCATCAATGATTCCGTTAATTGCCGCTTCAAACACGCCGATAAAACCGTTTAAGGCATTCTTTGCAAGGTTTGCCCACCATTCCGCCGTAAACACGGGCGCAATGTTTTTATCCCAGAAGCTTTTTACCGCTGCCCAACAGGATTTGATTTTGTCTATAATGAAATTCCAATTTGGGGCAATCGCCGCTGCAAGACTTGCACCGCCTGCCGCCAGCAACCCAAGACCAAGAGGAATTCCGGCACCTGTAAACAGGAGAACCGCGCCAAGCACAAGCAAAGATACGCCAAGTAAAGCAGTTATTACGCCGAGCGGACCGCGCAGTTTGCCTTGAATCGTGTCCCAGTTTGCTGTGATTGCTGCCCTCAATCCAACTGCACCCGCTGCCATTAGAGCAATACCGAGTGGAATATTTGCGCCGGAAAACGCTAACACAGCGCCCAATGCAAGCAATGCCGCGCTTACAAGCGCTGTTACAACTCCTATTGGTCCTTGCAATGCCTGTTTAATGCTGCCCCAGTTAATTGCTACAACAGCTGCAAGTCCAACAGCACCCGCCGCCATTAGTGCGATGCCAAGCGGTAAATTTGCACCGGAAAACGTGAGAATCGCGCCAATGACGAGCAGCGCCGCACTCACAACTGCCATGATTTCGTAAACATTTTCCTGAACAAACTTTTTAACAGCGCCCCAGTTGATCGCAGCGGCTGCGGCAAGCCCAGCTACGCCCGCTATCATAAGCCCTATGCCAAGAGGCACATTTGCCCCGGTAAACGTCAAAATTGCGCCAATTACCAGCAGTGCACCGCTTACGATTAGCGTCAGTTCCGTGATAACCGCCTTAAGTTCTGCGACTGGTCCTTCCCAATTAGCGGCTGCTACAGCTGCAAGTCCAATAGCGCCCGCGATAATCAGTCCTAAACCGAGAGGAACGTTTGCACCGCTGAATAGCAAAATGGCGCCAAGTGCCAAAAGCGCCGCGCTCACAATGGCTGTGATTTTACCGATCTGCCCTTGCAACAGTTCAGCGATTCCGCCCCAATTTTCCGTCACAGCATCGTAGATTGCCAACGCTCCAATTGCCATCAACGCAAGCCCGAGCGGAATGTTCGCGCCGGAGAATGTCAAGATTGCACCAAGCGCCAAAAGCCCTGCGCCAAGAAACAGTTCCGTAATCGCGGTGATCTGGTCTTTGATTTTAGATGCGAAATTCGGTGCAATCTCACCAGACGCGCCAGCACCTCCGATGCCGCCCGCGCTTTCGTCCGAATTGCTCGACAGCTGATTGATTTCGTCAAAGCTTGCCATCGACTTCCCAGCTTTTTTCGCCGCGCTCCCGACGCCTTCTAACGCCTCTTGCTCGTCATATAGAGACTTTGCAGCCGCTGCCGACTTTTCGTAAGTCGTTCCAAAAATCTTAGACACGATCCTAGCCAGCAATGTTATAATGCGAGTCAGTACGTTAGCGAGCGTTATAAACGCCGGAATTACGACTTGAAGAATCGGTTGCGCCAGCGTCAGCAACGCGCCTTTCAGTCTTGCGACCGCAGCCCGTGCCTCCTCATTTTTCATGATTGTTTTCCCGAGCCAAGTCCGTAAACTTTGCAGTGCCCGAGTAATCAGGCTGAAAACAAGAACGCGCTTAAAAAGCCCGGAAACACGCTTGCTGAACGCGTTCATGCTGTCGGAAACCTTCTTCGCGGCGGTCTCCATTCGCTCTGTCGCGCCGCTTGCGTTTGTGATTTGCTCCGTGAGTTCTCCGGCTTTTTGCTTCGCAGCGTCCAAAGCAGAAGTCTGCGCGATCACTTTGTCCGTGATTTTTGCATATTTCCCGTCCAAACTCTCAACGATCTTGTCTTGATCTTTTAAGATTGATTCCTGCTCTTTGATTTGCGCCGCGACTTCCGTCTGCCGTCCGTATGCTGTGATATAAGCCTCCGGAGACGCAGACACCTCACCGGACGTGATCTGCCGAAGCCGCGCGGATTCAGCCCGCAACGATTTCAGCGCATTTTCTGCCTGTTTTGCAGATTCTTTCGCTGCGTCAAGCTGAGATTTCAAGCCACTCTGCTCTCCGGTGCTTTTTTTCAGCTCGGCTTCCATTTTGTCGATTTTCGCCGTCAGTTTATCAAGATCCTTCTGCGCGTTTTTTGCGTCGACCTCCGCTTGAACAACGATTCTTCCATCTGCCATTTTCTCACCACCTTATTTTGAAATGCCCCATGCGGCTAGAACGTCCTTTTCGGACTCTGTATACGTCGTTTTCAGATCGATAATATCCCTGTTTTTCCGGTAGAATTCCCTGTCCTGTTTATCCAGAGACTTCCCGTGCGCTTTTTTATCGCGTATGCGGACGACTTGAGCAAAGAGACAGTCACCGATCTCCTGATAGAAGCTCAGAAACGAGTACCAGTGTAGATATTCCAGCGCCCGCACCTCACACCCGGCAATCCGGTTGATCGGAGCAATAATGATGTCAAAATCCTGTTCCCACGACATCAATGCAGGTTCGTGTTTCTTCTCTTTCCGATCTTGCCCCCGGTCAATAAACCGGAAGCATTGATTTAGGGCCTCCTGATAGTCTCCTGGAGGCATTTCGTCGAAACCGGGATAAAAAATCTCTAGTGCCGCCTCGGTCTTGAGATGGTCATCCAACTCGTTATCGGTAAGAGCGGTGAGGATATCCAACACCGCTCTATAGTCCGACCGAATTCCGTATTCTGTTCCGTTTACATCAACCGAGGTCGGCAGCGACCAGATTACTTTTTCCATCGCTCCGTATACTTCTTGATTCTCGGGTCAGTAAGTTTCTTCTGGCGGGAGAACGTCGTATCGATCTGATCAATGACGGCAAGCATCAGATTGCACCAGACAGGAAGACCGTCGGCCATTGCATAGACGTTCATCGTACCAAACAGGGGCGCGCAGATCGGCTTCCCGAAGAGTCCATCCAGCATGTCGCGCATTTCTTGGTCTCTACGGCGCGCAATCTCAAAAATTTCCTTTTTGTCTGCGCAGCGCTCAACTTCTGCCTTGTACGCATCCTGCTTTTTGTCCAGTTCTTCAAACGTGTTGTAGATTTTCTCTACAACTTCGCTGTCCGTAGGGTTGAATTCAATCGTCACAGCGTCGTTGATGTTAAACGCCACTATGCCGGTGTCAAATCTGATTTCTGCCATCTATTGCTCCCCCTTATTCCGAATCCGCTGTAAATGTTACCGTTCCGCCAGCGCCGACCGCCGCCGTACCCGTGGTTCTGTTGCCGCCAAGCGTGACGTCGATAGGCATGCCGACATAGCCGCCGCCTTCGCCGCCGAGACTCGAGGGCTTGACCATCGTCGCATCGTACCGTTCGGCGAACGCCGCTGTCTTGGCCGTTCCCGCGTAATGGTGGACGATAAGCACATCCTGGTTCGCAAGAGCTGCGGCGTCCTGATCTTTGACCGCAAGGTTCCAGATCTTCGTAAGCGCAGCGTCGCCCGCGTCGAGTTCGCACGGCTCAAAGCTCTGCGTAATGATCGGCTTCTTCATTGTGGTTCTGGTCGTGCCGAGGATATCCTTGCTGGAATCCTCCTGCCAGTCGTATTCCATGCTCGAATCCGTGACTCGAGTGCCAAAAGGCGACCAAACCGGCGCAGTCTCGGACCCCGTGTTCAGGTACGCGATGAGTAATTCTCTGTCTACCGGCTGGCCGCTCGTGGTGTTAAAAGTAGTTTCTGCCATTTATATCACCTCGTAAGTCATCTTCATTAAAATTTGGTGGTCTTCTGTTCCATCATTGTATCGGGCGAACATCGCCGCGCGGCTGGATACGTCCATACGCCGGACGCGGATGCCGTCACCCAAAGACGGATAATTCTGCATTGCCCAATCCCCGAAGCGGTTCAAAACCGCGTCGGCTTTCAGGCGCTTGTCGTTGCTGCTGCCCGGGAAGATGCGGGCGATAATTTTGAACTGGTATTCTGCCTCGTGCCCGCCGATGATATATTTCCGCGTGATATATGTGCCCTGAATCGTGGACAGCGCCATGCTCGCAGAATCAGCGGCGAGGAATTCGTAGTTGATCGTCGCAGCCGGCATATCGTCATCTGAAAAGGAATTCGCCCATACCATCATCTTCCGCGATATGTCCTGCTCTTCCTCTGCGGATACCAGTTTCTTTTGCTTCTCAGAGTCCATTTTTCACCGCCTTGTCTGCGACTCGAATCCATTTGTCTAGGTTTTCAGCCTTGGACGCTTCGAACCAATGTGATTGTGCCTGCGAATGCCCAGACGTGTTAAACACAAGGTTTTTATCGGTCAGAACCTTCGTCCCGCCCTTCGGCGCGTAAGTGCTGCCGGTCTCTGGGTCTATCATGACTTTTCCGTAGTATAGGAACCGTGCATACGGTCCAGGATAGATGATCGAGTCACCGACGACCTGTGTCCTTTGGTCCAGAGATCCCGTCAGGAACGGTACAAATGGGCTTGTGTCCTTTTGCACCTGAACCGCCAGCGCGTGCTCTGCTTTGGAACAGGCCTGCGCGATCTTTTCCTGCAGCGCGTCAAAGCCTTCGGCCTTTACACTGAATTTCAGCATGTCAGGCCCCTCCAACCTCAAAGTGCTGCATGGCCGCGCTTCCGAAGTCCTTCATATCGACCTTTGTGACCTTATAGACATCATCATAAAGCATCTCGATCATCTGTTCGGTTTTATCCGGCTCGACCACTTCGCCCTTTACAAAGAAAGTCGTGCCGCCGTTTCCGTCCGTGGAGAGCGTCCATATCCCGCTCTTGTCCGCCGCACGCCAAAACTCCTGCGGCCCGACGTATCGCTTCTCTTGACCCGTCACGCCGTCCACAGCCAGAGAAGCAAACGGAACGTAGAGATTTACTGCATCCGCTCCCTCAAGCCCGCTCTCGCGGACGTTGACGGCCTTAGACGCTTGCAGCATCACACCGCGAATCACTGTGATATAGCTTTTCTGCGTGTCGTGGAAGGTCTCCTGGTCTGTTTCCTGTGTGACGTTGTAAATGGTTACGATGTGGGGTGCGTACATGGGAAACACCCCCCTCTGTAAAGAAGTCCTGTGTGTGCCAGATACTCACGGACGATGCTTGCAAGATAAGCCTTTGCTTCGGATGCAGCCTTCAAAGCCGCGACGGATGAATCCCCTCCGCTTCGGAGCGTCCTAGAGTATCCGCCTACAGTCTCGCTCTGCAATTCTCCTTCTTCAGATGCAAGCCCGGCGGATACATTCTTTCTGGCAAGCTCCTGCGCCGTGTCAATCAGCATGTACTGATCAACAAGAGAGCAGCAGCACATTTTCACCGCGTCCAGTTCTGCGTAGTCCTTCGCACGGTTTTGCGTGTAATAGTCGAGGAAGGAGCTGGCGCGTGTCGCCAATCTGCAAAAGCTGTCAGCGTCTACCGTTCCCCTGTAAACATCACAGTAATACTCATAATCTGCGTAGATCATCGCGTCAGCTCCTTTCTATTACGAACCTACCGTCACAGTTGCCGTTCCGGTCTTCGTGCTGTCCTGCTTGGATTTCGCGGTAACGGTAATGCTCGTGGACGTCTCGTTGGAAGCGACTGTCAGCACACCGCCTTCCGTGATAGAGGACTTCGCGCCGTTCTGGCTCCACTCGACATCGCCGCTCACAATGCCTTCACCTGCGACGGAAGCGGAGAACGCCTTGCTCGATCCCTTTTTCACGGTTGCAGTAGCCGGGGATACAGTCACCGTAGATACCGTGCCTGCCTTGCCATAAACCGAGAATGGGAACGGGTTGGGGATGTCAACATTGTAAGCGTTGACCGGGTTCGCGATTTCCCAACCGAGACGCATGACCGCACGGAGAGCGACCATATCGTTCTGCATGAGGTTGTAGGTGATTGCCTTCGTGCTCGGGTCCTGAATGACACCCTCGGTGAAGATCTTAAAGGTCATGTCCTGACGGATGGCGTATACCAGCTGTGTCCAGTCGCCGACGATCATCTGCGCCTGTGCCGGGTCAAATGCGCCGTTCATCGGGAAGTACATATCCATACCATCCAAACCATAGCGCGTTGCGCCCTGCATGTCAGACTTGAAAATGGGCTGACCGGTCGTGTCCTTCAGCCCGCGCAGCTTGCCACGCATTTGAATCGCAGACATAACGCCATTCGGGTTGAAGCCGTCAAGCTCTACCTTCGCGATAAGACCGCCTTCGCCCATGATGTCGGTAAATACATCAGAGCTTGCCGCAACTCCGTTACCAGCAGCGATAGCGGAAGGAACGACGCCGTCGCGCCAAGTAGTAGGCTTGTTCGTACCAAACAGGATGGCAGCGTCAATGACCTTGCCGAAAGCTTCGGTCAGTCTGGGTCTTACCTCGCCCCAGATGTCATAATCTGCGTCATCCAGTGCTGCTTCGGGGATGGGGACGATAACCGCGATTTCCTCGGCATAGATTTTCTTCTTGTCCCACGCCATCTTCGTGGTCTGCTTGAAAGCCTCACCGGCTCCGATATCGGTTGCTTCTCCGTTGACGAAGTACGCAGAGGGAAGCGCGTCGAGGACGTTGATGGTCTGCGTCTTGCTGGACATATTCGCCAGTCTCTTACCCATGCGAAGGACTGCGGATTCCGCGATAGCGCCCTGCATGATCTCGCGGGTTACGGGTTCCGGGATAAGCCCGGAAAGTGCATTTCTGTCAATAATATTCGGCATATGATTCTCCTTTCGTTATCTACGACCGCCCCGAATCAGGGCGTTCATTACGCTGTTTACATTTGTTTCTTTGGTTCCACCACCTGCCGGTGCTGTCCAGTCGAACGTCGCCTTCTTGCGGTTCGCTGTAAGCTCGTCGACAGCCTGCTCGAACGTGATCTTGTCGGTGACCATCTTTGCAGCCTTGAATGCGATAAACTCAGCGTCCTCGCCGCTCAAGCCCTTGCTCAGGACGTATTTGTCCCGTTTGAGTTGTTCGGCTTCAGCCTGCAATGCAGTCAGTGCCGCCTTGCTGTCTGCAAGGTCTTTCGCCTGTTTTGCCTGCCGTTCCTGTTCGGTCTGCTGGCTGTCTTTCCATGTCCGGTATGCGGTGATCTCTTCCTCGCTGGGGTATTTCTTCCGTTCTCTGTCAAGTCTCGACTGAATCATCTTGTCAACGTCGGCCTGCGTGAACGTCTTTTCCTGCTCTTGCGCAGTGTTTTCCGTGCCCTGCACGTTGGTTTCTTCTGCCATAAAATTCTCCTTGTTTAACGACCTGTCGGTCAGTGTTGATAAATAAAAAGAGCCAGCTGACCACAAATCGTAGTCAACTGGCTTCATTCAGCCCATCCCGGCGAACATTTACGCCGTGGGAATTTATTCAGTTTTCAGCCGTTTTCGCTGGATCGTCTGCACAATGATGTTCCCATCCTTATCCCGCAGGAGTTCCACACGGAAACCGGACGCAAGCGCCCGCTCGATGGCGGTTTTCAGTTTTTCGTCGATCATGTGAGCACCTCGATGCGGTCAATTTCATTCTCGGAGAAGCCGATTAAGAAGCCTTGCTCATTTTCGACATCAAATTCCAGAAATTCGTTCCCGTCATCATCGTAATCGTAGTCGTATCCGAAAAGTTCACCGACGGTCACAATTCCGTCCGAAAAGACTTTGATTTTCTTTCCAAAATAGATTTCAGGATCATCGATTTTCATTTCTTCCACCTCCCTGAGAACGGAACGGCATGTGTGCCTGTGCTGCTATAATGTATTTTCATACTTCTCGCAGCAATTATATCGCCTTTTTTGTTTATCGTATAGCCAATTTCACGCCCGGCATCAACAATTTCAGTGTGTTTCCATTGAGACAAGTCTTTTGTCAGATTTATCCGTCCACTCCCGGCTTTCGCCGTGATGACGGATTGCAGTTCTTCGAGAGAAATGGTAATAACGCTTCTGCCTTCGATTGCCGTCCCCGCCATATGCCGCGCTTGTTTTTCCGGATTGATCATCAATGGATATTCTCCATTTTTGATTGCCTGCCTGATAGGAGCTTCCGAAGCTCGCCGCGCTTTTAGCGCCTGCACGGCGGTTTCATTCTTTGCATCATCGTACAATACCTTCAATCTTTCCTTTTGCTCTGGAAGCCCTGCCGCTTCGCTGAAATCCTTATACTTCGCATTCAGCCGCCGGAGCTTGATGTTCGCAGCCTGCGCTTCCTCTGTAAGCCCGCTATTCTCATAGCCATCTTTCAGTCTCTTCTGCGCGCGGATCTGCCGTTCAATCCTCCTCTGCATCTGCGTTGCTTCATAGGCAGTATACTTCTTCCCGTCGAACTCGCAGCCAAGCCCATCATCGATATGCTTGAGCTGCTCATCTGTGTAAGTCCGCTCGGAAACGCCGGGGATGAACGGATATTTGTGGTGCCGGCAGTTGGCTCCGATCAATCCATCGACATATCCATAGCCGGTAGTCTCCACAAGGTCATCGTAAAGGCCCAGCGGGTCAGGTTCGCCGCTTTCGCTCTGGTAATAGACTTTCCCTTGCCAGTCCTTGTGGCTTGACCACGGCGAAGCACCCGGCTTGTCACGCGCCCCAGAGTGCGCAGACACTTCAAAGTATCTCGTATCAAGGTATTCTGCGCTTTGGTTCGTGTACTGGTCGCAGATCTGATTCACGCCAGTCATGACAGCTCTCCGAACAGCAACGTCGATGTGGCCAACGTGTCCGCTTTCGTAATTCACAACTTTCAGACCGCCTGCAAGCTGCTGAACAGCAGACTTGATCGCCTGATTGTAGCTGATCGCCCCGCTCTGAATCTGCATAACAGCAGAATCCAACGCCCACTGATACGCACGAGCGGGCGGAAGCATCGTCCGCCCATTGTTTACCAGAAAGCCCATAGACTGCGTGATATTTCGCAACGTTTGCCGAGTTTGTTCGTAAACCGCCCACGTGTCTTCTACGCTCACCAGCGTTTCAGGCTGTGTCAGCCCTGCCATGTCAATAACCGCTGTGTAATACTTCTGGTTTCTGGCAATAACATCATCAAAAAGCTCCTTGAGCTTCTTTTCACTGATTACAGAAGTCTTGCGGATTGCTTTTTCAATCTCCTTCGTGTCGATACCATGCGAACGAAGAGACCGGATTGCCTGAACAGTCACTTCGTTCAGCTGGTCTTTCAGCGCAAGCCTACTGCATATTTCATCGAGAAGCGTATCTTCCAATCCTCGGAACAGTTCTGCCAGATCCTCTGGGAGCGCATCAAGGAGTTCTGGGGTAAATGGATACCGGCTCATCTTTCACAACCCCAAAAGTCCCAGTGTTTTCTCCAAATCCCATTACTCGACCTCCTTTTCTTCCTCGGTTACCATGTCCTGCGCCTTCGGCAGCGCCGCCTTTGCGGTCGCCTCGTCCTCATTCATCCACTTCATGCGGAACTCCCAGTCGTTCATGATGCCTGCGCTGAGAAGCTGCATATCGCGGGAGAAGTCTGTAGCTTTGTCTTCGATGATGGAATCGTCAAAGTCAATGCTGATCTCCACGTCTTCATTCAGACCGGCGTTCATCGCAGTATTCCCCAGCCGAAGCAGGATGCGACACAGCTCCACCAGTGCTTGCTCCAGCACTATCTCATGCTTTTTGATTGTGCGGAACATGGTGGAGTTTTCGCTAATGACCTGCGTGGCCGTTGCTACGCTGCCGCCGTCAAAGCGATAATAGGTTTCGCCGAAGCCGCATTTGCTGGAAAGAACGTTCAGTTGGTCTTGCAAGCCTACATTCAGCTGCTCAGTTCTGAGTGTCGGAGAAATCGTCTCTACCACGTTCCCTTGCTGCGTATCCTCCGGAAGCAGATAGAAACGCCGGTCATTGTCATCAAGCGTCGGTTCATCGTCTTCCCACCTTGTGGCGGGCATTTTGACCATCATCATCATCGGGCCGTTTTCGAACTCGTTGACGTAGCAGTCATAGGCACAGTCAACGCCGCGCAGAACGTCGATTGCATTTGCATACACAGGGATACCAACCGGAAGCAGGTAGTCAAGATTGTTTGCGATGTTCGGTCTGTCGATGACGAACTGTCTCTTGTCGCTTCCCGTATGTACCACAGGTGGGATTCGCTCAAAGCCCGGAACATCCGTCAAAAGCGCATCGGCAAGCGTTTCGTTTTCGTATCGGTAAATGCTGTTCTCGATGACGTAAAGTCCGTTTTCGTCTTTCCGGTGAATCTGCAAATACAGATAGTTTTTTCCAGCCCGTGTGACCACGCTGTCAAAAGCACACTCTGAAATAAAGCCATTCTGCCAAGCCAGCGGAAAAATGTGCTCAATGGTCACATAGTCAAGAGCGATACCGGAAACATCGCCCGGAACGGTCTCTCCGCTCTCGTTGACCGCTTGGCCGACCACACGAGGGATATACGCTACAGTTCCGAGTGCAGATTTCATTTCCTGCATTTCGTTCGCCTTGACCGTGAAGTTGTTCTCCGTCAGGACGCTATCAACGAACGCCTGTTCTTTCTGCCCCTCAAGTGTGATCTGGACTTTCTCGTTCATCAAGAGGTTCGCCCAGTCCTCACAAACCTTTTTCGCCATGCCGAGACTTGCACGGTTGCACTTTGTCCACTTATGTCCGTTATATCGCCGGTACTGATGGAACCCCTTGACTTTGCCGACGTACCACGACTTCCAAAGGGACACGTATGTATAGAATTCCTCTGGGATTGTCGTATACCCGAGTTCCTTTAATTTATCGATAACCGTCATGCAATAACTCCCATTCTACGGCTCACAGGCTCTAAGGCGTACCTTGTCGCATCAATCAAATGATTGTTTGCGTCCGGGTATCCGCTGATTATATCGCCGTCTTTGTTTCTCTCATATTCGTAGCCCACGAACTCATCGTAGGCATGTGGCGTCCGTTTTCTATCAATGACAATCGTTCTTCTCTGCAAGAACTTCATGCCGTATTCGACCGAGCCGGGTCCCTTGACCGCCTCATACGCAGGCAATCCCATTGCCCGTAAGTCAGCCACGCTCTTTGGCTCCGCGCTGTCACAGATGACGCGCTCATTGCCATATCCGCGCTGTTTGATTATCGTCGCGCTCTGCTCGTTCGAAAGCTTATTCTGGTATATCTCGTCAAGCAGGTAGATTGTTTCCCTTGCTTTGTCGTAATGCAGCCGGATAAACGCAAACGGGTCTGGGAACCATCCGAAATCCACGCCCTGATAGATTTTATCGAATCTGGAAACTTCTTCGTCCGTGATCTCCCGAAGTTCGAGCCTGTCAAACACATTGCCGCCGGTGCCGACCGGGATACCGAGGTATTCATGCTGATATGCCCGCTCGTCAGTGGCTTTCAGGTGTTCAGCCTCGTCAATAAACTGCTGCCCCAGCCACTCTGGCGGTGCTTCAAGATACGTTGACTTATGGCAAAGTCGGTCAGCGCGTTCCTCTAAGCTATCTTTGTTTGCCCAGTTGTCCCGGCTGATCGGCGGGTTATAGCTTTCAAAGTTCCAGAACTTAGATCCGCCGCGCATTGTCGACTGCAGAATCGTTCGTATTTCGGCACGGCCGGCAAACTGGTCTTTTTCCTCAAAGTGCGTAACAGCAATATAACCAAACGGCACCTTGATAGACTTGATCTTCATCGGGTCGTCAGCGCCGCGAAACATGATCTTCTGGCCTGTCGGCTTGTAGATCAGCTCCATCGGGGAGACTTTGGCTTCCCAATACGCCGCCATGCCAAGCTCGCCGATTGCCCATATGTACTGCGCATAAACGCTATCGCGTATGGTATTCGCAACCTTTCGCAGCACAAGCGCGTGCGTGTTTGGGTTGTTTATCAGCAGCAGGGGAACTAGCACAGACACAGTGGAGGACTTCAACGACCCACGCCCGCCACTAAAATCGTAGTGCGTGTGACCGTGCTGAAACACGTCACGCGCCACACCGTAGAACGCAGAGCCTATTTTTTCAGACAGGCGGATGTCAGACATCAAATATCACCTTGACGCACTCCGTGTTGATGTTTTGCTCCACAACGTCTTTCTGATCGAGGTACTGTTTCCCGAGCCAGATAGCCATAGACGCATTCTTTTCAGCGAGTCTCCATTGCATTCTTCGCAGTGATATTTTCCCTTTACCTCTTTTTTTTGCGAATACTTCGGAAAAATGCTCGCCATAGGTTCTCTTACACCAGGAATCCAACGTTTTATCCGTAACATCTAGCGCATCGCAGATCTCAAGCAGGGTACATTGCAGACCACAAAGGGTCTCGAACTGCTTCTGGTCGATTTCTTTTCTCGGTCTTGCCATATGCGCCCTCCTTTCTTTGCTGGCGCTTGATAAACTTCTCCATGTCCCTCTTCAAATACGGACTATTTGTTTTGTCAATAATTTCCTGTGCTTCTTCAATCGTCACTCAGAAGCACCGCCTTTTCTCCTGTGAACTTCTCCCAACGATCAATGATTACATCGGCATACTTCGGGTCAAACTCCATGCAGTACGCGTGTCTCCCGTTCTGTTCTGCTGCCATGATCGTTGTGCCAGAGCCAGCGAACAGGTCGAGAACATTCTCTCCCGGCTTGCTGGAACACTGCATCTGGTAATCAAACAGCTTAATCGGCTTCATGGTCGGATGCTCCGCAGACTTAACGGGCTTGTCAAAATTTAGAACAGTTGTCTGTCTGCGATTCTTAAAGAAATAGTGCTTCTTGCCTTCCGTCCATCCGTATAGGCAAGGCTCATGCGCATCCTCTTCAATCTCACTCTCCCCATACAGGCAAGGCTCATGTTTCCACTGGTAGTCCTGTCTACCCATTACAAGGGAGTTCTTCACCCAAATCAGACACTGCCTGACGCGCAGCATCGCGTCTTTACACGCACCGCGAAAGTTATACCCTTCGCTATCTGCGTGCCAGATGTAGAACGGTGCACCCGGTTTCATGACCATTGCTGCATTAGAAAACGCATCCGTTAAAAAGCGCCTAAATGCTGTATCTTCCATGTTGTCGTTTTTGATTTTACCGGCGGTGCCATGATAGTCCACATTGTACGGCGGGTCCGTGAGAAGCAAATCCATCTTTGCACACCCCGCAAGCTTTTGTACGTCTGTCAAAGACGTGCTGTCTCCGCACATAAGGCGATGATCTCCAAGCTGATATACATCGCCAAGTCTGCTCTTAGGCTCTGCCGGAAGAACAGGATCATAATCATCCTCCACAACGGAATCGTTCAGCTCGTCGCGAAGTCCCCAGTCAAAGTCAAAAGCCGACAGGTCAAGCCCCGGCAGTTCGACCGACAGCAGGTCAAAGTCCCAGTCGCTCTCGTTGCTTTTGTTATCTACCAGCCGCAGGGCGTTCACTTGCTCCGGTGTCAGATCATCTACGCAGACGCACGGCACTTCTTCCATGCCCAGCTTCTTTGCCGCCAGAGCGCGGCAATGACCGATTACAATCACACCGTCCCGATCAACTACAATCGGCTGAACAAAGCCGTACTGCTTGATGCTTTCTGCAACGTTGTTGATCTGCCGTTTATCGTGTTTCTTTGCATTCTTCCCATAAGGCGTAATGCTATCTAGTTTCAAACTCTTTACTTCCATCTCATCCCTCCTTATTCACCCTTCCAATTTTCCTTTTCACGCTCCACCGGATTGCGGTTTCCGGTGGAGCTAAGAAAAAGGAGGTTCCGCAGTACGCTGCGTAGCCGTAAGAAGGATGAAAGCGCAGAGGATACACCTCTACACTCTCAACGATACACTATGTTTAAGGCTCTCTTACGCAAACTTTGGAATATAAACCACGTTTTTCTGCCACTAAGTAGATAAACTGCCTATGCCATTCCTGAGCGGTACGCTCCGAAACATATACCACCATAGCAGCGCCCTGTAAGGTGTGTGTACGCTTCCAAAGGACCAGATCAATAAGCTTCAGCCGTTCCGCACCATCGGAAAGCTGCTTTGTTTCCTCGACAGCAGCATCTACCGCATCGATTTCCTCGCGCGTCATAAGCGTACCGCCCTTGTAGCTTCGTACCATCCATTTTGCGTAGCCCCACCACCCATAGCGCGGTTTGCTCACCCTATCAGCCCCCTTACTCTGTTCCGTCCAATATTTTCTTGATATCCACTGCATTGATTTTGACAATATCCATTACAACGTCGCTCATAATGTTAGCGGCAAAAATAGCCTTGTCTTGCCCTGTCGCGTTGAAATATCCCGTCTTCGTTGTCCCATCTTCAGCAGACGCAACAATGCAGATCGACGATGGTTTGAACTCCAGCACAGTTTTCAGGCATTCTTCCAGCCAAGTGGAGTATTCCTGTTTTGTAATATCCCCCATCATTTGCCCGTACTCCCGAACCCATTTTCCCCGCGTTCCGTCTTCTCGAGTGAGCTGACCACTTCCAGCTCCGGAAGGATACAGGGCAGTATAACAAGCTGCGAGATCTTATCGCCCCTACAGACCTTGTAAGGCTTGCTTCCGTGGTTGTAGAGCTTAACCATGATGCTTCCGGTGTAGCCGACGTCTATGACCCCTTCGCTTGTGATTCCGTGCTTGACGTTCAGACCGCTTTTGCTCTTGAGAAATCCCACGGTGTTTTTGGGCAGCTGGACATGCACGCCTGTATCAAACAATTCGCTTTCTCCGGGGTAGATGTAAACGTCGTCGCTCGCCGAATACAGATCAAGCCCCGCGTCGTATTCATGCGCCCTTGTGGGCATGATCGCCCACGGTTCCAAAACAATTTTCATTTGTCCCACCAATCCTTGATTGTATCGTTTCGTTCGAAAAACGGCTGGAAGAACGGGCCGCAGAGCTTCTTGAGACTCAAATCGATTCTGTGAATTGCATCGTCGGATTCCTTCTTTCCCTGCCATGCCACGCCGTACTCTGCGTCCAGCTGCTCCATTTTGTCCAGAAGTTCCTTTGCCTTCGACGGGCTTTTGAGCATGCCCAGTTCATGCGCCGCCACAAAGAAAAGGTCCGTCACCTTCTGCTTCCCGGCTTCCATACCGGCGGCAAAATAAGCCTTGTTGCTTCTGCGAATACGCTTTGCCAGATCATTCGTTGTGCTCATAGCTGTATCCCCCTTATGTACTTGTCAAAATACGTCACAGCTACAGCCATCGCCGCCCACATGTCGGCTGCGAACCCGTAAAAGAAACCCGGGTTCTTTTTTGTTCCTTTCCCATAATTCGGCTGACCGGGCGCGTAGCGGTCGACGAGGGCTTGTCTGATGTTCGCATCCTTCGCCGACGCTCTGCCGCACAAGTAAAGCTTTTCTTCTCGGCGGAAGATCTTCTGCGGCGGATGGCTCACGCCGTATAACGTCGCAAATTCCCAGAACCGTCCAATCCAGAAGCAGGTGTCGAACACCTCCTGCCCGACCGGCATACCCATACCCGCCACCATTTCGATTGCCAGATGATCATACGTGCTGAAAAAAACGCTGTAAATCTCCTCGTTCGGAACTTTACCAACGTCCAGCACCTTCCGGATTTCCTTCCCATCGTGCTCCACCAGCACATAGCCGGATTGAATGTTGCCGGGGTCAATCGCAAGAATTGTTCCCACCTTGCAGCCTCCTTCCGGTCTCGCACGGCTTCATCTCGTCGCAATCACCGTATTTCGCGCAATGTGCTGCAAACAGCCCCTTGAACTCCGGCAATTTGTCGATTACAAGGCAGCACATCATTTTCACAGCCTCGCGCGTCTCCTTTGCCGCCAGCCTGCAAAGCCGCTTTTCTGCAATGGTCATCAGCTCTTCGGCATTCATGTACCAGATCATGTCTACCGGCGCGTCCTGCCGCGCTGCGTTCCGATCGTATTCGTCCTGCCGGTCGTTGCGCTGGCTGCGGATAAACGGCTGTGCAATGTTCATTCTTCCCTCCGTTCTCCGTAGCTGCAATACCCGTCAGGCTCCGGGTCTGAAAGCCCTCTCCGATCTGCGCAGTACGGGTCATTTTCTTCGTTCCGACGGAAATTCTTGCAATCTTGGCAACGCACGACCGGTTCAGCGTCTACCGAGGGTGCATATGCAATCAGCTCCTGAATTTTCTGTCGCGCTTGGCTCAACATTACGCGCGTGATAACATTCTCGGTTTTGCTCCGATCTTCCATGTACTTTTCTTCTGCTGCGTCGTATAGCCGGTTCGCATCAATCAGCCACATTATTGCTACCTCCTGTATTTGTCTGATACTCGCCGTGGCTGCAAAAATCATCAGGTCTGCAATACGGCAGCATATATTTTTTGCAATCGTAGCATCCGCCAGAAAGGGGTGCCCCAAGGTGTCTACAGTATTTGCAACGCACCACCTCCGCAACGTCGGCGGCGGGCAGTCTCTTGATAACGTCCATCGCTGCGTAAGCATAGTTGTTGCATAGAACTTTCAACGCATCCTCGCGCCGGATAAAATCAGCCATAAAGCATACCTCCTGCAATAACTTCGTCCATCCCATCCGGCAAGGCGTGGAATGGGTCGATTGTTCGTATAATTTTCAGCCGCAAGAGCCTTTCTGCCTGCCGTTTGGTCAGCCGCTGCTCCCGCTTCTTCGGCGGCAGCTCGCCTTTTGCCGCCGCAATGGCGGTCGGGTTGTGCTTATGTTGACCCATCGCTTACCATCCTTTCCAGCATCGACCTTGTTTCACACATCGCCGTGATATACCCTTTGCAAAAGCTCATCATCATTAGGTTGTTGGTACTTTCGTGCCGCCTGTATCTTCCTTCTGCATCTTCTATATGGTCTTTTACCATCTTTAGATGCACTTCCAGCGCGATGTTTTTTGCTGCAAGAAGCTTGTTTCCCAGCTTGCGCGGTCCGATACTCGGTGCGCCTTTTACTTTGTTTTCCACGACCTCCAGCACACGCGTGATCGTTTCTGCATCCAAGACATCGGTATTCCAGCAGCTGATGTTCTTGTAATCTTCTATCGTTTCAAGCAGCCACGCGCTGCTGATATACTTTTCAGTCATCCTTCTTGCCCTCCTCTACACGCGACTTAAGCCATTCTTTGATTTGCATCGCGCAGGAGCAGCAAAGCTCAATATCAGGTGATTCCTCATGGAACGCGCTTCGTATGTTTACATACGTCGCAGAGCTTGTGGGGTTTATCTCCGCCCCGCATCGGTCACATACTCGTTTCGTTGCCATCCTTCTTGCCCTCCATTTCCTGCAAAGCTTTCTCGGCTTCTTCGCGGCTCAAAAATACGGTCTTACCGATGTCCTCTGCGCAGATTTCCATGCCGTAACCAGCGTACTTAATCGTGCCATCCTCGTAGACGTGCAGACCTTCAAAGCGAGACTGTGCCAGAATTCCGCTTACCTTCTCCCAGTAAATCGCATCCGGTGCGCACGGCAGAATCAGGACGAGCCCCTCAACATCCGCTTTCATCAGCTCCACCATTCGTGAGATGGAGTAATCATAGCCGGAAAGCGTTTCCTCGATTTCCCGAGCCTCTGCGCACGCCTGTGGGGATAATCTAGAATCTTCATATGCTTTGAGCCTTTCCCATACCTGCTTCTGCGTGCAGTTTCCGTCATACGGGCACGGCAACTCGCGGCACTGCGCGATGTCGCAGAAATTGCCCTCAAACGTTAACCGTTCCAAAATTCCATCTCCTTCCCGACGTATTCACAATATGCTTTCTCAAGGCGCGCGCCTGCGCTGTCCTTCGCGTCCGGCAGGAAAACAACCGCGTCCGCCACGTCGATCATCGCCATACAAATGCGCATATAGTCCGCAGCCTCCATCCCCTCCGGCAGCTCCGCCGGATTCAGCACGATGTTCCCACACATCCGCAACCCCACTGCCGCCCTTTGAAATTTCGCCTGACACCCCTGATCGCCCGTGATTTTACCGGCGATGTAAATCTTCATGCTTTTCCATCCTTTCCCGGCAGCGGCACCATATGGCATTTATCTGCCGCAAATTCTGCGACATAGAGCAGCGCAGTGCAGGCAAGCAGGATGTCGGCCATGAGCTCTTGCGCATCTTGCTCTCCAAGCCCATCGAAATTTTTCTTCTGCAGGTACTCTGCGTACATAGCGCCAAGCTTTTGGATATTCTCCGCGGCTTCCTGGTACCGTTCTTTCGGCACCGTATACCCAAATCCTACCTTTTTGATTTTGCTCATGCCTTTTCTCCTCCCTCCGGCGTTTCCGGCGCTTCCGCCAGCGGCATCCAGTGGGTAACGGCGCTGCCGATGCAGTCCCGCATTGCAATGCCATCATATCTGCGCCACGTATCAGCGCTTGTTCGGTATGCTTCTCCAACAAATACGCCGTCCGTAGCAAGAACGCGCGTTCCAGGCTTTGGGTGCCTGTCATCCACGCTAATCCACCGCTGCTTCTCCCGAAGCGCCGCGTTCTCGGCGGTCAGGCGCTCGATGAGGTCAGCTGCGTCCAGACCGACCTTATCAATGTCGCAGCTTGTCCATGTATCCGTTCCCAACTTCTCTTTGAGCCGCCCGTTCAGCTGTTCTTTCTTCCAGTATGGGCACTGCTCGCAGTTGCTTGTATGGTCGCCCGGTGTAGACGTGCACCGCAGCGCCTGCACTATTTCCTTTTCTGTCATAGTTTTACATTTCCCCTCCTATCTTCCGTTTCCCTTTTGCCGCTCTACGGCAGTTTCTCGCCCCGCCATCAGTCATCTGGTTTATGTCGATGATCTCGGCGCGTTTGCCGTAAACTTTGAGCCGTCTTTCCTTCTCAGCCTGCCACGCCACGCAGGATGCGCTGCAACCGGCTTTCCGGTTGGGGCAGTCCTGCGTACACGGTCCGAAATTATTCATGTCTTCCTCCTGACCTGCACCGTCACTTCCGCCTCCCAGCATTCCGGTTCCCTGACGGTTATAATCTTCCGCCGCCCGTCCTCCGGGTCCTTGACGCTGACGAGGTAAAACGTCTTGTTCTGCATCTTCTGCGGATACTTCCGCGCCCTTAAAGGCTTTCCCAGCTCCGGCATGAGCCGGGGGAATATGGGAAGCGGCTTTGGTATGACAATCCAGACCTCGATTCCCTGCTTCATCATGCTTCATCCCCCAACATCCGCTGAATCGCCGCTTTCTGTAAGTCGCTCAGATCGCCGTCGTGATGCTGCACGTTGTAGCCCGGCTTCTTGACAGGCGTAGCTTTTGCGTCACTGCTTCGCTCCCAGTTCCTCGCAGCGGCTTTCCAGTCTTTCATCTTCGTTTTGCCGACCATCCAACCCTTCGAGCTGTAAAAATCGACAAAGCGCGATGCATCCACGCCGTTTCCCCGTTCCCGGCAATAAGCCGCCACTTCCTCGACGCTCGGGGGCGTGAAGCGCGCCGCGCGCGCGTCTACACCTAGATTCGTATTCGGATTAGGATTCGGATTAGGATTCGGATTAAGGCCGCAATCCGCCGCATCTTGCGGCAACTCGCCGCAACTCGCCGCAGAATTCTTCGCATCGCCGCAAGCGTCCGCATTTTCCGGTCCGGGGAACTTCGGTTTGCATTCTCGGATTCTCTGATGTCTTGCCCAGCTTGGGAACAAAAAGTAGGGCTTCCCGCCTACCGTGTAGAGGGCAACGCAGCCTTTTGCCGCCAGCGCGTGGAGCGCAGACTCAATATCCTTTGCAGTGACCCGTTCTCTGAATGGGAAAACGTGGCCTTTTATGTATGCAGGGCGGGCGTCTCCCCGCCCTGCATCGTCCGCTTGCGTGATCAATCCAACCCAAAGACGAAACTCAAAGTCCGTCAAAGACGCGATCCGCTCCGAATCACATAAGCTTTCTTTGATGATCCTGTTCGGCATATCTCAGCCCCCCCTAGAACGGAGGGTCCGAATCGTCGTCCATCATCGTAAACCCGCCGGGGTTTTCCGGGTTCTGTGGCTCCGAAGATTTCTTCCCTTCGCCGAAATAAACGCGGTTCACCACGATCTCCGCAGACCGGCGTTTGTTTCCGTCCTTGTCCTTCCAGTCGCGCAGCTGCAGCCGTCCGTCCACGACCGCCATGCTGCCCTTGAAGAAGTATCCGCTTACAAAATCAGCGGTTCCCTTCCAGGCGACGCAGTCGATAAAGTCCGTCTCTTTCTCTCCGCCCTCCGGCGTGAGGTCGCGGTCAACCGCCAGCGTGAAGGATGCAACGGACGTTCCGCTCTGCGTCTTTCTCAGTTCCGGGTCGCGCGTGAGCCGCCCCATAATAACAATGTGGTTCAGCATGCTTCCTCCTTCTCCCCGAAGATGGTTTTCAGGATAAACTCAATCTCATACGATTTCAGTTCCTTGTACGCTCTCTCAAGCATCGAAAGCTGCATACTTTTTTCCACCATTTCCTTGTACTGAGCTGCATCCAGATAAACAAACGATTTGTGTTCTTCCATGCTTACATCCCTTTCTTATAAATCAGTTTCGTTTCATCCCAATCGGGATATTTCATCTTGAGATACCGCCTGATATACTCTCTCAGGCTTTTGCGCTTCGGTGATTGGTCGAATGCCATATGGCAGCTATCGCAAAGCGTCACGATGTTCTGCTCGATTCCAAGCCCGCCCTGCGAGCGTGGGATGAAGTGGCACCACGGATTGCCGGGGCGGAGGCAGACGATGCAGCGCCCTCCGTCACGCTCCCAGACGGCTTTCTTGACCTTCTCTGGGATCTTTGTTTTGCTCGTTTCCCTACGCATCGTACCTCCATATATAACCCTTGTGGGTGCTCCGTTTCCCTTTGCAGCAATTACTTACGCAGCTTGGCTGGAATCCAGCATTTTTGCAATCATTCAATGCAGAAAAACGAATTATCTCACCCGTGGTTATGTTCTTTCCGATTACCGGCTTTGCAAATTTAGAATCTAATGTCCTCTTAAGCCGTGACAGCCATTCTTCTGTCCGTACATACCTCCCATGATTTGCAGAATAAGCATAATTCCCGTAAATAGTCGTGTATTCGAGATTGTCGGCATGATTGTTCAATGGGTTAAAATCTTTGTGGTTTACGACATCGCCGTTACCGGGGCACTCAAATGCATCAGCTACAAGCCTATGTACAAAATGGCGCTTTTTATGCCCGCCCATGTCGGACAGCGGTACACGCATATATCCTTTGCTGTTTGGATTTTGCTTTAGTTCCTTTCCGAAATAGTGAAACGTCCGGCCATTCTTCCTTGTTAAGCAACGTGCGACGGAACGAACTCCCCCGAAGTTGCTCACTTCATAAAGCCCTTCGTAACCTTTAACTGGTCTCCATTCTTCCGTTTTTTTCACCCCATTCTAAATTCATCCGTGCCAGTTCTCCCGGCGTAAGCGTTTCAATACCTAAGTTCTGCGCCTCTTGCACGGCTCCTTCAATTAAGCGCGACATTTCCCTGCTATCCATCAAATGGGTCTGTTTGAAAACGATATAGCAGTTAAAGGTTACGCCACCCTCGGTTCGCGTGTCGAAGCACTTTACATAGCGGTAAATCCGGCTGACATCCACAGAAACCGGCAGCTTGAAGCCAACCTTCATACCGTCGTTGTCCCGTTCAATGGTTCCGTATTCCGTGACAAGGTTCGTTTTGACATCCTCGAACCCTATGTGCGTCACATCCGAGATTTTCCCGACAAGGAGATGAAAATAAGCGTTGGCGTCCAGGCTCCGCTTCTTGCGAAATTCCTTGATCGTGACTATGTGTTTCTTTTGTGGGTCAAGTTCCCCGGCAACCATCCGGGCTTGCGCCGGAAATTCAGGCTTGAGCTTCAGCCAGCTCCCCGAAGCGTCCACGCTCCACGAGACTTCAACGATGTTCAGTTCTATCATGCCTTACTCGCGCAGTTCCAGCAAAGGCACCTGCCAAAGCGCTTTCTCGTCTTCTCTGCGACCTGCAAAGCGGTAAACTGTGTGCCACCTTCTACGATCTGCGTGATCTCGCCTTTACAGTCCGCGCAGACAAGGCGCGGGGTGCTCGGTGTCTCAGCTTTCCCACCGTGTCCGAAGGTGTAGACCGGCTTTCCCTTCGATGCAAGCGTCAGCGTTTTGATTCGCTCCTGCTCGTCGTAGGTGATCTCCGTCACGTCAAACTGGTCAGAGCATTGCCAGCGACCCGTCTTGTCGTTCTTTTTAAGTCTCTGGCACTTCGTCGCGTCAATCCAGATAAACGGTGCAGAGTAAAGTTCTCTGCCAATGCCGTGCTTGAAACCGGCGCGTTTGAATGCGTCCGAAGCTCGCCCCTTCTCAGCCTCTGTGTTGCTCTCTGTGCCTGCGTCCCATTTCCAAATGGGATGACCGTTTGTGTTGTAGTCCACGCCGATGCCGCCGTACAGAACGCCATCGACCAGCTTAAAATCATTCTCCCAGTTCTGCGCGCCTACCGTCTCGTCAAGCAAGTCCGCATCCGTTCTTGCCGTCTTGTACAGCAGAATCGACGCGCCCTTTTCGTTGCACTGTGCCACACGGCACTCGATCTCATCCGGTCGCAGCAGCCTGAATTGCTTCATTTTCATCCATCCTTTCAAACGGGCATTCCCGCCCAACATATCTGCCAGCCCACAAAATCGGTTCGTCTGTCAATGCGCATCTTCTGGCGCTCTGGCGGTAAAACCGGCAGGCATCACAGCAGATGTACGCATTGCCTTTCAAGTCCACGGGGAACGACATACGAACCGTTGCTTCGACTTGAATATATCCGCTGACTCCTGTTTCAAAGTTCGCCATGTTCCCTCCTTCTCAGCCGGGGCAGAACGTCTTCTTCTGATACCCCAGCCGCTCCAATATCCACTTTGTTCCCATCGTCTCTACCAGATCGCAAATGACATGATTTCCCGGGTCAAAGTTCTCAGAATCACACACGAAGACATTTCCTTCATTTCCGGCGAAGTATTCTTCGCCTTCGTAAATCTCAGCGCCGAACCGGTCAAACATACATTGCGCTTGCTGCTTATCTTTCATCATTCCACCAACCTGTATCTGGCATAGCTCGTATCCTCGCCATACCGGTTCTTGCTCGTTTCCGTTTCCTTCTTGATCGCGTAACCCTCACGCTTGAGATCAAAAATCCTCGCGCCCAGACGCATACAGCTGATGTCCCGAATCGCTTCCAGCTGCGTAATGCTGCCGAAGTCGCGCATGTACTTCAAAACCCGTTCAGCCTGCGTCATAGCTACCTCCAAAGCTGCGTGAAGATCGAACTGAAAACAATCTCGCGATAGAATATCTTCGGCGGCGCGGGTAACGGCTCTGCGTGCGTCGCAGCAAGCACCTTCGCCGCTTCTGCCTCAAACTCCACAGAGAACCATCTCTGCCAGTCAAGGCAGCGGCACTTGCCTGTGTCGTGTGTGCATTTCTTGCACGGGTAAATCATCTCACGCCTCCATCAGCACCGCGCCGCCGAAGAAGATCACCGCCGCGCCGCCAAGCGTGAACGCCGCTTCGAACAGCCCGAAGCCCAGCAGGACCGCCGTTCCGCCCAGAAGGACGCAGCCAATCGAGAAGCAGAAAGCTTCCGAAGCCTTCAAAAGTTCCGACTTCCGCTTTCGCTGCCGGATAATCTTGTCCCACTGCTCGCCGAGTTCGCGCTCTCTTGCGCGCCGGTGATTTGCCTCAAGGATATATTCAACGTCAGTCATCATGTACCTCCACAAATTCCCCGTTCTTAGTGGGTCCATCCTTCAAATGCCGCTCAATCCAAGCATTAAGGTCCTTCGGGAAAACCCAGTAGACAGGTGCTTTCTCGGTTTTTACCGCCTTACCAAACGGGAAAACACCCTGTTGCAGCCCCAGCCTAAGGACCTCAACGCCGATCTGCATGCCGTTTTCTCGCAGAATCTCTACCGCTTCTTGCGGCGAAATTGTTGCTCGATTTAACATCCTATCTCTCCTTTTTCTTTTTCTAAGATTAGAGAAATACTATCTATTCTATTTCCATCTCCATTTCCTAAAGGTAATACCGTGGTATTACCGGAAGTGTTACCACGCTATCGATGTGGTTCAGACTTCCTCCTTTCCCGTCTGAGCCTCTTTTGCAAGGCTCAGGTCTTTGTTTCCTTCTTGCGCTGGATGACCGCCGAGACGGCTGATTCCAAACGTTTTCTTGCGTCCGGCGGCTTCCGTCTGCCGTTCAGAATCATCGAAACATATGTCTTTGTGCAGCCAAGCTCAGCCGCCACTTCGTCGTATGTGACCTTGCTGTTGTGCATCTTCCCGATCAGGTCGCCTGTCCATTTTTCCGGCAATATCGTCTCCTCCTTGTCTGTTTAATTTGTTGACTGCGTCGAAATGAGATGGTATACTTTTTTCGGAGGTTCGAAGGATGGAAAGCACCCTTTTACGAAAGGAGGTTTTCTTTTGCCCAAGAACTCTGTTCGGACGTCTGCAAAAGTAGCGTCCAAAGCGTCGAAGACGTTGAGCAGCAAAAAGTCGTCCAAGACAAGTAAGCAGCTCGCCGCTTCTGCGCTTTCCAACCGTCGGTCGAAGTAACCGGCACGCCGTCCCGGTGTTACCGCGCCGGGGCGGCTTTTCTTTACGCCGCAGTCAACTTTTTTGGTTTTCTGGGTTGCGAAAGTTAACACATTGTGTTATTATGAATTTGCGAGATACATAACAACTTTTTTGACACGAGCGTTTTCGCTGGGGTCTGGTTTTGTGTTACCTTA